CCCGCCATATTGACCGCCATCGCGCCGAAACAACAAGGTTGCAAACGGCAATGGCCAAACATCCAGGATTCGGAATCAAAGAATTCCATCGGAAATTCAACAAACTTGAAAAACGTCACAATTTATTAATTGCAAAAATTACCTTATATGAATCCACAAAAAAATGTAATTAATCCAAAAGAATTGCCAACACGGTTCGAATTGGGGTTATGGATCGCTTTCTATTTATTACTGGAGCGATTCGAAGCCAATTGGATTTCAATCGTTTATTGGTCTTTATTTTCGCTTTGGACATTGGTTTTTTTATACTTAAAACAAAAGGAACAAAAAATGTCAATCGCAAACCTTCGGACAGTAATCGAACGATTTTTAAACGAATAACACAATGGAAATAAAAAACGCAATGGAAGTAAAAAACGCAATAAAAGTCCTAAAAAGCCATAACAAATGGCGTCGCGGTTTAATTGAAGAACAAACACAATCGCCAAAAGTTATTGGAGAAGCAATCGACACAATTGTAGAACATTTCGAAAAACCGGATAGTTTTGAAAAATTAACCGACGTTAATATCCAACTCGAAATGGATCGCGATTGGTTCAGAAAAAAGTCGGAAAAACTTGATTCCGAATTGGCTATTTATAGAGAAGAAAATCGGCTAATTCGACGCGAATTTAATCGAATAAATAACGCCCGAATTTATGACAAATCATTCACAATTATTGGAATCGTTTCGGTTGTTTTTGGCGTCGTTTTGGCTTGTTACCAGTTGATGAAATAAATATAATTTTAAAAACCTGAAAGGAAATCGCGCAATCGGTTTCCTTTTTTTTTGCTTTTATTGGAAGTTTGAATCGATAATTTTGTGAAATGTTGAAAAACTCCGCCTATGTCGGAAGTACTATGCCCGTTATCCGCCCGCAAGTCCGCCCATTAAAGTAATTGTTGAAATAAACCTTGTAATTTATTGAAATTTAGTTAGTTAGAAACCTCTTTTTATTATTAAAGTTTACTCTTTTTCTAGTTTTAGGCGGTTTAGCGGAGTAAATAAAGAAAGAATAAATAAAAGTAATAAGAAAAAATTCAGAGAGAGAGTAAACGGAATTAATCCGCCTATTCGCCCACGATTAAATTCGTTCAAAATTTTTGTATATTTGAGTAAATCGAAAAGGGGAATCGAAATGAATTCAGGAAGACCAAAAAAAACAACAAAGGACTTTCCCGAGGGTTGGGAAAAACACATTATTGACTTATCAAACGAAGGCGCATCCATAACGGAAATTGTTTCTTATTTGGAAATTAGCAAAAACACTTTGGTTGCAATGACCGAAAGAAACGACGAATTTTTGACGACCATAAAAAAGTGCAAACAACTTTGCGAAACGTGGTGGGAAAAAAAAGGCCGAAAAAATATGGAAAACAAAGACTTCAATTCAACTCTTTGGTATATGAATATGCGAAACCGTTTTGGTTGGGCGGACAAGGTTAAACAAGACGTAAACACGGTAAATTTAGACGTTACCGAATTAATGACCGACGACGAATTGGAATCAAAATTAAAATTATTAAATGCGCAAATTGAATCGAAGTGAAAAAATCGAACGGTTTAAGTTGCTGAACGAATTGTTTAAAAGAAAAGCGCGAACCGATTTAAAATCATTTGTTCAATATACCAAAAAGGACTATGAAATGAAATGGTTCCACAAAGTGATTTGCGACAAACTCACATCGCTATTGGACGGAACATTGGGTAAAAAAAAGCTAATGATTTTTGTTCCGCCACAACACGGAAAATCCGAACTAAGTTCAAGACGATTCCCGGCGTTCGCATTGGGCAAAAATCCAAATATTCGAATCGCTTTATGTTCGTATAGTTCCGACCTTGCAAGCACTTTTAACCGAAATATTCAAACAATTATCGATGATACGGAATTTCAAAGCGTATTTAAAAACACAAAATTAAACGGGCAAAACGTTTCAACCGACACAAAACGGGGCGCGCTTAGAAATTCAACGGTTTTTGAAATTATCAACCAAAGTGGTTTTTTAAAAACGGTCGGGGTTGGCGGTTCGTTGACCGGGACATCCGTTGATTTGGGAATCATTGACGATCCATATAAAGACAGAAAAGAAGCCAATTCTGAAACAATCCGCAACGGGGTTTGGGATTGGTATGTTGACGTATTTAAAACCAGGTTGCACAACAATTCAAAACAACTTTTGTTATTTACGCGATGGCACGAGGACGATTTGGCCGGTCGAATATTATCGGAAGAATCGGACGAATGGGAAGTTGTGGCAATACCTTGTTTGAAAGAATCAACTCCGCCATTAATTGAAGCGGTTGAAATTGACGATCCGCGAGAATTGGACGAAGCGTTGTGGGAGGAAAAACATTCCGCCGTTGAGGTCAGGAAACGACGCGAACACAATCCGATGACTTTTAATAGCTTATATCAACAACGACCAACTTCGGCAATGGGGAATTTGTTCAAACGCGAATGGTTTGAATTGGTTAAATTAATTGGTTCGGGGTATCGACACGACATTTTTATTGATGGCGCATATACAACAAAGACGTCGAACGATCCAACGGCGATAATGAGCGTTAAACACAAAAAAGACGAAATAATTATCACGGATTCGTCAACGTATCGATTGGAATTGTTTGAACTATTGGACCAAATCGATAAATATTGCGAAACGGTTGATTTTAATAAATCGACTGGGATTGTCTATATCGAACCGAAAGCGTCCGGTAAAAGTATTAAATCGATGTTGTCAAAAAAGGGGTACAATTGCGCCGAATTATCGAACAAGGTTGTTTCACGCGGTAAAATGTCCAGGGCGGAGGATTCAACTCCGGCGGTTCACGGCGGAAAGGTTAAACTATTGAAAGGAGGTTGGAACGATCAATTTATTGCGGAAGTTATGTCGTTTCCAAACGGAAAACACGACGACCAATTGGACAACCTTTGTTATGCGGTCAACCAGTATTTAATAAAACCGCCAAAACGAGGAATAAAACGAAGGAATTAAAATGACATTAAGAACGAAAGTATTAACGCGGGAATATGACGAAAACGAACAATTGATTTCAGAAACCTGGGACGACTTTTGTTTCGATTTAACGCATTATATCGCGCACGCAAGGGACAAAAACTTTTGTGAATTATATTTGATGGGGATGGCTCATTCCGTTTTGGTTCAATTAAGTTTTGAGGAAATCGCGTTCGAATTGGAAAATTTGAATACCTTTGAAAGAATAAGCCTAAACTAAAAACAAATTTTGTTTGTGGTTTTCGGGGTTGTTTTTCAAGTGAAATTCAATCCCGTTTTTTTATATGAAAAAATTTGTATATTTACAACAACAATAATTCCGACGTCGATTTTTAAGGGTAGAAACGAAAACGGTAAATTTTTAATTTTAAAACAAAAAATTATGTCATTAAGTTGTCAATGCCCGAATCCAACGACGATCGGGGACATTCCGTCGCAAACTTGCCCGGAAAATTTTAATCAAATTCAAAAATTCGCAATTCAAAGAACTGGATTCACTTTTGACGGTACGGCCGGAAAGGACATCACGTTGTTGGCGGATTGGCAAACATTAACTTCAGCAGTTGACGACACGCACGTTGTTGTTACTCCATTCGTTCACGAAGCTATAATCACGGCGGGCGAATCAATTACAAACGGCGGAGGGGACAACTCAACGTTAAACGGCGAAAGTGAATTGGTTGGCGTTAATCCTTCGCAATTTACTGGAATGTTTAAATCGCTTTCAAAAGAAGTAATCCAAGCACTTTTCGACCTTAGATGTGAGAAAAATTTAGTTGTTTACTTTTTCAATGAAAACGGCGATATTATTTGTCAGGAAAAAGTTGCGTCGTCTTATATTGGGTTTCCAATTTCAAGTTTTTTTGTAGGGGACACAAACAACGAAGGGTTCGCAACAAACGACACGCACGCACTTTCATTCAATATGAAAAAGGATTGGTCGAAGTATCAAACAATTGAAACTCCGGCGGATTTCGATCCATTAACCGATCTTTAATAATGAAAATTATTGAATTAATAACAAACGGCGGTCGCGTCCAGTCTTTCGAGGTTGGACACGCCGTTCGTTTATTATCTTTAAAAAAATGCGATTGGAAATTTCCGAACGAAAGCGAATTTGAATTTGTCAACAATGCAATTAGAAAAAAAACAAGTCCAAGCGATAATCCAGAACCGGCCAAAAAGAAACCTATTAGAAAACGCCGAAAGGCATCAAAATAGGTTAAGACTACACGGCGAAACGGAAATCGAAAACATCCGGTCCAATCCGGCTTTTATCGATTTATTGGCCTGGGTTGAAAGTTATTTGACGCGCGACAAATTCAATCGATTTTGTCAGTTGTTAAGATTGCCCGTTGTTTCGCTCGAAATAACGAAAGACATTTATCAGGAATACCAACGAATTTTTGACGGTCAAAATCCTTTTTTCAATTATGAATTTTCGAATCCAGACAATGCGACGGATTTTAAATCATATTTGAATAAAGAATTGAAGGACCGCGAATTTTTCAAAACAATTGGTTTCGATCAATTACGGTATTCAATCAATTCGATTTTGGTTGTCGATATGCCAACGGATGGAGTCGGAAAACCTTATTATTATTTTGTTGACGTTTCAAACGTTATTGACGTGAAATCGGACAAAAACGGCGCAATTAAATACGTTGTTTTTCAGGTAAACAAAAACACGGTGGCGGTTTATGATTCAACGTCGTATCGAGTTTACAATGTAGACGGAAACAAAATCATTGGAGAACCAATTGTCGACAATCCGCACAATTTGGGTTATTGCCCGGCGTCATATTTTTGGAATCAAAACTTAAAAGGATCCAACACGGTTGAAAAGAAATCGCCAATTACGGAAGTGTTGGGACGATTGGACAAATATTTGGTTGAAGACACATTCAAGGAATACGCGGATTTATACGGGACTTTCCCAATCATAACAACATTCGAAGAACTTTGTGATTTTGAGGGATGCGACAATGGTTTCATTTCAACGGATTACACAATCTACGAAAACGGCCAGGAACAAATTAAAACCAAACAAACAAAATGTCCGGCTTGTTCAGACCGTGAGGAAATCGGACCGGGGACAATTTTCGAAATTCCGGCACCGCAAACAAGTGACGATCCGGTTTTGTCCAATCCGGTTTCAATAATAACTCCGGACACAAAATCACTGGAATATATTAAGCAAAAACTAATTGAATACGCGGACGGAATTAGGGAAGTAACAATCGGAACGCGTGGTCGAGTTTTGGACAATAATCAAGTGAACGAAACGCAAGTATTCGGATCGTTTGAAAGCCGTCAAAATATATTATTACAAATCGCAACAAGTTTTGAAGCGGTTCACAAATTCGCAAACGACACGGTCGCGCGATTAATGTTTGGCGATTCCTTCATTTCGTCGGTTGTTTTTTATGGGGATCAATTCTTTTTAAAATCAACTAACCATTTGATGGAGGAATATAAAATGGCCAAACAAAATGGAGAACCGGACGAGGAAATCGATCAAATTTATAGGCAAATTTTAGTCACTAAGTACAAAGGAAACGACGACCGAATCGAACGCGCTTGGATTTTATACAATTTAAATCCGGAGCCACATAAAACCGTGGAGGAATCGCGAACATTGGTTGCCGACGGTGTATTGGACAAACCGGATTTCGTAATAAAGGCCAGATTTACTAATTTTATAGCAAGGTTTGAACGTGAACAAACAAACGTTTTAGATTTTGGGCGGGATTTGTCGTTTGACGATAAAATAAACAGAATCAACGAAATTTTATTATCTTACGCCGTAATTGATGAAACCAAAGCGGTTGACAATCCGTTGCGCTCATTGGTTGGAAGTTTAACCGGCGTTATTGAATTGTCGAAATTAGTGTTTAACAAACAAATAGACCGACAATCGGCGGTTGCTATAATGGTCAAAACGTTGGGTTATTCACTTGAAGACGCAAAAGAAGTATTAACAACAACCATAAATAAACAAACAGAAAATGGAGAAAATTAAACCAAACAAGTTCGCGGAATGCGTGAAAGCAACGGAACAATTCGGAATTGAGGTTCCGGGCGAAATTACAAAAGTCGAATCCGAAAGGTTTTATCATTTGTTATTAGTTGAGGAGGTCCACAGACCAAAATTAAAAAAGTACGACAAAAGGGTTTCAATTATTAAATTAAACCAAACGGACTATATCACAAAAATTAAAGGCGCATCGACAAAGGGATCGCGTTCAAACGTTATGGCCTTATTAGGTTACACGAATTTATTTGTGTTACACGATCCAACAATCAAACCAACGGCAAAGAAAAAACCGGCGGTAAAGAAAACAATCGAATCGAAGTAATGGCGAAAAAGAAAAAACCATACAAACCAAAAACAAAACCAAAAAAATAACATAAAAAAGGGGAATTTATGTCAGATTTAACCATTGAACAAATAAACGAAGCGTTCGAAAACAATTCGGACTTGAAAGGACAATTTCTTGATAATTTCAGGAATTCGGATGACGCACAAACATTGTTGAACAATCACGCGCAAAACTATTGGGACTCGAAAATCGGCGACGAAATCGGAAAGGTTCACGGCGGATATGACAAGGACTTTTCGGAAGTTCTGGGAGTTGAAAAACCGCAAGGCGTTAAAAGTTATGCGTTTTGGAAAGAACAAATTTCGAATTTAAAAAATCAAGCGGATCCAAAATTGTTGGCCGATAAGGACCAAACAATCGCGGAATTAAAAAAAGCGGTTGAGGAATCCGCCGGTTCGGAACATTTTAAAACNTTGTACGACAAACTNCAANCCGATTCGGAAACGAGAATCGCGGAATTAACCGGACAAATTNNNGANTTNGAAACCAGGTCNAGAACAAACAAAATTGAATCCCTTATCAACAAAGCAATGTCGGGAATGGAATTCAACACGGAATTGCCGGAGGACGTTCGCCAATCTTATATTGACGGCGTTATTTCAAATTTAGTAAACGGCGCAAAAGTAATGGAGGACGGAACGGTCACATTTTACGAAGGAAACGAACCGATTTTAAATTCGAAAACTTTGGCAAAGATGGACGCGGGCGAAATTTTGCAAACCAAATTGGCGTCGGTTTTAGGAAAGAAAGGCGCGAACGGTGGTGGCGGAGTTGATCCAAAAACATTAAATCCGAACGATCCGAACCGTTTAAACGTATCAGCAACAATAACGACGGCAAAGACACAAACACAATTGAACGACGCAATTATTAAGGATTTAGCCGGGAAAGGTTTGAAACGCGGTTCCAAAGAATACACGGAACAAGCGGACAAATTATTTGCCGAACATTCTAAGGGGTTGCCGTTTAATTAATTTTTATTATTTTAGCACATAACAACGTCGACATTTGTCAAGGGTAAACGAAGCGACAATTTTTTTTTAATTTAAAACAATTTTACAATGAGTTTAGTAAACACTAGATTACAGGCGATAAGATCGCAGTATTCCGGAAGCCTTGACAAGTACGAAGACAGGTTATCCAACTACGGAGCGTGGCAAAAGTTTGTCGACGACACAACGGACCCAGAATCAATTGTTTCTGCGGACATCCTGGAAAAGGCGGGAATGAGCGCGGGAAATACTTTGGAAATTCCAGTTATTGACGGGGCGGACGTTACAATTTCAAACGTTCGAACGTGTACAATCGGCGACGACGAATCAAGTTCGGCACTCGTGACAGTTACTTTTGCAACTTACCAATTCGGTTTCACAATGATTCCAGGACAGTATGCAAACAACGAAATTGGTTATATGGCCGACTTCGAAAGAAAAATAAAGCGTTACGGGAAGAAATTCGCGGAAACTTTGGACGCGTCGGCAATTGCGAAATTGGAAGCGGACAAAACGGTTGTAATGAATTCGCCATTTATTGGAGCGGGTGCAAAATACGGTGCTTTAGTTGGGGACGCAATCAACGTTGGAACGGCTCAAAAGCAATTTTTCTTCAACGATTTGGGCGTAATTATGCAAGGCGACGACTTCGAAGGACGTTACAACGTTATTGGGTCGACAACTTTACAAAGTACGGTTAACCAATATTTAAACCAGGGAACGCAAAATGGTGTTAATTCTGTTTTTCAATTCGGACAATTCGATTTCGGTTATTCAAACAGGGTATCA